AAGTTGGAAACTTGGAACATTTAGATTAGATATACAACCGGATGGAAGAAGATAATGGCAAAGATAGTTCAAGTATTAACAAGACCAAGTGAAGAGTATGATCTGCCAACAGCAGAGGCGCAGGTTAGAGATCTTGATGCGATCGTAGAAAAATTAAACTCTACATTTCAAGAAGAATTAAAACAGGAGATAGAAGCATTTAACTTCTTTTTAAATTAATGGCTAATAGTTTTAAAAATAAAAAAGTAGATCTAACAACAACTGATCTCACAACATTGTATACGGTGCCAACAGCAACTACGACTGTTGTAAAATCATTGTTAGTATCTGAGGATGCTGGATCAGGGAGCACTATAACAATAACATTAGTAAATTCTAGTGGCACTATATTTAATCTATTTAAAGATAAAGCAATAGCATCTAAAGCAACAACAGAACTTTTAACTCAACCTCTTGTTATGGAGGAAAGTGAGATACTAAAAGTACAGGCTGCTGACGCGAACGAGCTGCACGTCATAGCTTCTATATTAGAAATACAGCCAAGAGAGGTAAC